AGGGCCAAGAAGGCCACTATCAAGCACTTTTTATGGGTATAGTTCATGCAAATAATAAGAGACACTAGAGAAAAGCAGGGCTGGGACTTCGTTTTCTACGACGATGTAGAATCAATCGTTTCAAAAAAGATAAACTGCGGAGACTACACGACGGCCCTGCTAAAAGATGAGGTTGTGTTTGAAAGAAAGGCATCTGTTGTTGAAATTGCCACAAATTTAGGCACAAAATCCAACAGGGAAAGGTTCTACAGAGAGTGCGAAAGGATGAAGCCGTTAAGGCGGGCATACATCATCTGCGAATTCCAAGAGAATCACGTTTTGTCATTTCCAACAGAGGATGAACGTGCCATTATTGAAAGAGAGCGGGAATTTTCAAAGGGTAGGGAGGGGGTAAAGGTAAGACTAAACGGAAGATACCTAAGAAAACTCCTAGCAGAAATTGAGCGTGACTATCCAAATATAGAAGTGGTATTTGCCGGTAGTAGAGATGCTGCGGAAAAGTTTACCCACGATATGTTAAAATACTGGGAAAAAAGAAAGCTCTCCTGAAATGGAATGGATCTCTTCTTTATTCTATTCCCTCGCTAATTTTCTTCCTCGTCTTCTTAATCTAACAGAAGACATGGTATGTATAAGAATGAATGGCTCTAAACATAAAAGATTAAAGCCAGGATATCACATATACACTCCGCTCATTCATGAAATAAGAACAGCATACATAACTAGACAAGAACTAGACTTGCCAGAGCAAATTCTTACCACTAAGGATCAACAGGCAGTACTGGTATCTGCCTCCCTTGTTTACCGTGTAGTAGATCCAGTTAAGGCACTAATTCAAACACAAAATTACTCAGATACCGTCATAGAAGTAGCACAAAAGAGCGTTAAGTCCATGGTGACGCACAGCGATTTAAGAGACGTTATAGTGGAAAATGAAGACTTCGATGAAGAATTTAGGTCTCGCATTATGTCCGACATAGAGGAGTACGGACTGGAGATAGACGAGGCGTTCTTAACTTCAGCGGTTGCAACAAATCCATATCATGTATCTGGGCTATACATTAACATGAGTTCATAATGTCAAAAAACAAACACGACCATAAGGCTGTAATCAGGCAGCTAAACGACGCTTGGTTGAATCTTAATGTTTCTCACGATTTAGTAATCAACCCATTTGATAGACTGAGAACAGACGATCCTGATGAATTCTACAAGAGGCTGACCTGTCTCTTTATGAATCCTGACTATTTTTGTTTTGTCTGTAAGCATGTACTGAACGTCGAGCTGTTGCCAATGCAGGCCTTGATACTGAGGGAAATGTGGATCAGAAAATTCCCGATGCTTGTCGGGAGTCGAGGTCTTGGAAAGACGTTCTTGCTGTCCCTATACTGCATGCTCCGTGCAGCACTAATGCCCGGAAGAAAAATTGTGGTCGTTGGTGCTGCCTTCCGCCAGTCGAAGTTTCTTCACGATTACATGGAAACGATCTGGAAGAATGCTCCTGTACTCAGGGATATGTGCGACGGTGGCAGCGGCCCTAGACGCGATGTCGATATGTGCAAAATGACCATCAATGGCAGCACGATCGTCGCCCTGCCCATCGGTGATGGTCAGAAGATTAGAGGTCAGCGAGCTAATGATATCGTCGCCGACGAATTCGCCAGTATGTCAAGGGAAATCTTTGAGAATGTTATTGCTGGCTTTGCTGCCGTTTCTGCATCTCCTGTAAGCAATGTGAAAATGATCGCGAAGGAGAAAATGGCTCAGGAAATAGGTTTTGATCTTTCTACTTTAACGTCAAAAAAAACAGAGATTCAGAAAGTAAGCAATCAAATCATATTGTCGGGAACTGCTTATTATGATTTCAATCACTTTTCTGAGTACTGGAAAAGATGGAAGACCATCATAGAGACCAAGGGTGATTACAACGCTATATCAAATTCTGTGTTTAATGGAGAACCCGTTCCCGAATCTTTTAATTGGCGTGACTATTCCATAATGAGAATACCCGTTGATCTTATCCCTAACGGGTTTATGGATGAAGGGCAAATTGCTAGATCTAAAGCCACTGTACATAATGGTATTTACCTTATGGAGTTTGGTGCAGTCTTCACAAAAGATAGTCAAGGTTTCTTCAAAAGAAGCTTGATTGAATCCTGTATTGGTACAGACCAAAAGCCTATAGATCTCCCGTCAGGCCCAGTATACTTTGATCCTTTATTGAGGGGCGGCAAAGGCAAGAAGTATGTAATGGCGATTGACCCGGCTTCGGAAGTTGACAACTTTAGTATCATTATACTTGAAGTTCATCCAGACCATAGAAGGATTGTATATTGCTGGACAACAACGAGAAAAGACCATACAGAGAGAGTTAAGAAGGGGCTAACCAAAGATAATAACTTTTACTCTTATTGTGCCAAGAAGATAAGAGACCTGATGAAGTTATTCTCAGTAGTCCATATCGCAATGGACTCGCAGGGTGGTGGCTACCAAGTTTCTGAAGCACTGCATGACTCGTCGAAAATAGGGGATGGAGAATTGCCTATCTGGCCAATTATAGACCCGGACGACCCAAAAGATACAGATGATGAGCAGGGTCTTCACCTTTTAGAGTTATGTCAGTTTGCAAAGTATGATTGGTACAGGGAGGCCAATCACGGACTGAGAAAAGACTTTGAAGATCGGGTGTTGTTATTTCCAAGATTTGATCCAGTGACTATCGGATTGTCTATAGAACAAGACAAGGCAAATGACCGGAGTTACGATACGCTCGAAGACTGTGTATTGGAAATAGAGGATTTAAAAGACGAACTATCCCTTATCGAGATCACGCAGAGCGTTAACGGGAGAGAGCGATGGGACACTCCAGAGGTTAAGGTTGGGGTAGGCAAGAAACAACGCATGAGGAAAGACAGGTACTCTTCTTTAATGATGGCGAATATGGCTGCAAGAACTATAAACTTCTATGAGAAACCGGCAGAATATATTTCTTATGGAGGTTTTGCAAGACAGGAAAGTCACAACGCAGACAAGGAACGCTCAACATACAGTGGTCCGTTGTGGTTTACACAGCACATGAATGGGCTATATGATTAATCCATGGAGTATACATTCCTATAATTCAAATGTAATTCAAATCCATTTAATTTAGGAATACTTGATGCCAAGCGAAAGCCAGATACAGACACAACAACAAGAACCTCCTTACTTTATGTTCACTAAACCGGAGGATTTGTCTCGTGCTCTTGGAAGCATTGACAGCTATCAGGGAATTGTAAGAAACCCAAGCGAACGTTCATTCTTGTCAACAGCTGCGTCGAGACGTTCATACATAGATATTGAACCAAACATCTCTGTAAGGACCGACTTCAGCAAAAACGACTACTATAGATTTAGGCCTCTTGAGCAGCCTGGGACTCAACATCTTCAGTCCATGGCTATGTCTATGAATGCCTATGACAAAGTCGGAATCATTAAAAATGTGATCGACCTGATGGGTGATTTTGGCTCTCAAGGCATCAGCCTGAACCATGAGAACAAGAGTATCGAAAGATTCTATAGGCGGTGGTGGCATAAGATCGGCGGCGTTGAGCGTTCAGAACGCTTTTTGAATAATCTATATCGCTGTGGCAATGTTGTTATTTATCGCAGATACGCAAAACTAACAGCAACAATGCGAAAACAAATGACTAAAGCTGCGGATGTTGTTGCTCCCGAGAAGCGAGCCGTTATCAAAAGACACATTCCTGTCGTTTATGACTTTCTAAACCCAATGACTATTGATGTTGTTGGAGGTCAAGCCGCCGCATTCGCTGGGCGTAAGCGATACAAAATGCGAATATCTCGAAATGTTCTACGCCAAATGCGTGCCGATAAATCTTTGGCTGGACAACTTCCAGACTATCTAAAGCGTGCAATAGAAGGTGATAAACCAGAAGTTGAGCTTAGTCAAGATGACATTCGGGTATTTCACTACAAAAAAGACGACTGGAGCCTGTGGGCAAATCCATTAGTTAGCCCAATTCTAGATGACATAATAATGCTGGAAAAGATGAAGTTGGCTGATATGAGTGCCTTGGACGGTGCAATATCAAGCATTCGTCTATGGAGGCTCGGAAATCTAGAACACAAGATTCTACCTAGCAAGGGATCTATTAATAAACTTAGAGATGTACTAGCCGCAAATACTGGCGGCGGAACAATGGACTTGGTTTGGGGTCCAGAAATCGACTTCAAGGAGTCCAACAGCCAAGTTTATAAGTTCCTTGGTAGCGAAAAGTATCAGCCTGTACTTAACAGTATTTATGCGGGTCTTGGAATCCCTCCAACACTAACAGGAATTGCTGGCCAGTCTGGCGGCTACACAAACAACTTTATATCACTGAAGACGTTGATAGACCGCCTTGAATATGGTAGGTCGTTATTGAATCAGTTTTGGCAGGCCGAGATCGAGTATATCCAAAAAGCAA